AACACCACTCGGCATCACTGCCGCAGGGGTCCTGAATCAGCGGGTCCATGTAGACGCTGAAACTGTTCCTAACGCGGGCTATCTTAATGTCTTGGTCAAACGTATTGTCGTCGCAATACTCGGTCAGAACCCGGATGTACCCTTCGCCATAAGCAACTTGGTTCTCGCAAGCCGTGTCGTAGGCCACATCCGCATCCGAGATGTACTCGATATGCCGAATCATGCCGTTGAAAATCTCGGCAACCTCAACATCAGCGTTGTCATCTACCGGGATGACCTTAACACTAGGGCGGTTCTGGCGCTGATCGTTGGTGATCTGATGTACGTGCTGCGGCAGCTTGTTAATCGTCAAGCATGGCCGTGCATTGATCGTCTGACCCTGCACCGCACCACGGGTCGCCAGCACATCTGCGGGCCATTGCCACTGGTTATCCGGTGAGCCAGCGTAGAACCGCAGGTCGTCTAGCTCATCCTCTCGACTCTCAGAGTATGCCGAGATTGCCATTGACAAGCGATCTCGTGCTGTAGACAAGACATCCGAGTCGCTCTTGAGTGGTTTGCCACCCAGTGCTACGTTGCCAACAGCGTTAATCCCGGTGTAGTCAGACATCTCTGCTTAAACCAATTAAGACCAAGGGATGCGAGTCAGCCATTAACACTTCCAGCGTTTAAGTGACGCCTTGGCCCGTTCCGCATCGCCTTTAGCGTGGGCTACAACGCCTTCCATTCTAGCGCAAAAGCTAGACTTTCTACCCTTATCCGCTTCCGTCTTGGGATTAGGCGCTGGTGCTTTCAAATTACTACCAGTTTCCCGATTGTACTTCTCGCGCCCCTTCTCGGTCAGGCCAGCGCCTTTGCTGGCCGGCAACTTCTCGCCACGCCCAACCGATAGCGACACGCCTTTCTTCATTTCTTCTTGGCAGTCTTCGCAGACTCTTTAAAGTCTTTAGCGGTTGGCGCATTCTTGCTGCCAACCTTGTTCATCTTCTCGCCAGAACCAGCTTTAATGCGTTCCTGCTTGGCGTGAATATTAGCGTAAAGCCCTGGTTTACTGCTCATTTCTTTGCCGCCGCTCGTTTGGTTGCGTATGCAATTGCGACTGCTTGCTTGACCGGCTTACCGGCCTTTACTTCAGTCTTGATGTTCTCTTTGAACGCTTTAGGGGAGGCAGACTTTTTAAGCATTAAGCACCCATCCAAGATCCAGACATTGTAGACCCACCAGACCGTAACGTCCTAGGTGGCTCTTTGTATTCTCGATGCGCCACAGGGTAAGCGAATGTAACAGCTAGTGCATCAGCCGCATCAGGACTCGCTAACCCCCTAGACTTCATTTCCTTCTTACCCTCAAGGAAGATCGTACCAGCACTATTGGGCTTTTTCATTGGCCCAACCAGATCTGCCTTTAACTGCCGATCCTTCGGAATGCTCGCAGACCGTAACCAGTCCCGCATAGCACCCCACATCTCTGCCCGCTTATTACCCCACATCACTGGGTTTTTGGCCTTCCAACCAAAATTGACCCCTCGCACCTTATACCTTTGTTCAACCAATCGGTCAAGTATTCCATACCCTAGCCCACCCTCATCAATGACCGTCAACGTGGGCTTGTACTCCTCAATCGCATCAATGACATTGCCAACCGTAGTCATCGTATCGTCGCCCCTAAACCGCTTTATCGCAACAATGTCGCGGCCCTGCCTAACCACAATCACCGTTGAATCCAATCCTCCTCGCGCCGGATCAACGCCAATAACAATCGGCGCGGTCTGATCCTTGTATTTCTCCCGTTCCATCGCATCTTCCACCACTCGCGGTCCAATAAACTGGTCATCACCACTAGCCGGAAACTCCCCGTATACCTCCACCCGCGCTTGAGGAGAATCCTCACCATACTCAGCGATGATCTGCTCATACGTATTTTTGTCCGTCCCCTCAACCTCCCTGGCATCAATCTGCCGGCCCTTCCAAAAATCCCGTTTGCCATGAAATGTCTCAAAGAAATACCCACTATTCCTCCTCGGATTACTAAACGCAAACCAGTACCTGTCTAGGATATTCTCCGTGAAGAACCCCGCACCCACCGCCCAGATGGGGTCCGGTATCCCTGACGCCTCGTCAAAGATCAACATCATCCCGTCGTGGTTGTGTACCCCCGCGTAAGCGTCTGGGTTTTCTTCACTCCACAACTTGCCCTCTGCCGCCCAGTAGCGCGTCCCTTTCTTCAGATCCCGCTCTACCAGTTCCGTTAACCAAGCCGCCGGCACGATCTTGGTCGCACTGATCTCCCACCAGTAGCTGTTAATAATCATCGCTTGCCATTTCGTCAACTCTCCCCAGGTCACCGAGCGTAGCTGGCTCTCGCTGTTGGCGCTCACGATCACCGTAGAACCAATTCGGGTAGTCAACATCCACAATATCAGCCAACTCACTAGCGCAGACTTGCCAATACCCCGGCCACTAGACACCGCCTCACGCAGCGTCTGCATATCCACCTGCCCCTGATTGTCCTTAATGTGCTTGGCAATGTCTCGCAGGATCTCGCGCTGCCACTTTCTTGGGCCACCAAACTTAGCTAGCGGCGTATTCGGCTGACCCCACGGAAACGCAAACAACACGAACGCCTCCGGGTTATCCGCAATCGTTGGCGACCACAACTTGGTCATCAGGATCTGTTCGTCTTCGGCGCTATAACGAGTTTTTTGCATGGTTATCCCTTAAACCGCTTCCCAGAGCGACTTCTGCCCACGCAGAAGTTCGTCAGTATCAATCCGTGGTCTGCTCTTGACGTTCCAGTTGCCACCACCACGCTCGCCTACTAAGTTCCATCCCGACGCCTTAAGACTAGCGCCACCCTCTGCCGGTAGCGTGTAGGTAATCAACCTTCTGTACCCCAACGCCTTTGCCGCCCTCCAAGCAGCACCGTACAGCATTGAACAAGCGTTCTTGGTTCCGTCCGTACAGCAACGGTTTACCTCAAGCACCCAACCGTTATCCAGATGTCTTGATACCGGCCTACCAACAATCGCCACTCCAACCACCTTATCGCCATCACTTACCGCAATTGAAAACTTATGACCAACCACCGGCTTGTGATGCCGATGGTGGATCTCAACAAAAGCGTTGGCTTCTTCCAGCGAGATCGGTGTGATCAATAAGGGCATTTTAAAAAATAAAAAAAAATTCTTGCGGGGCCACCGTTACCGTGACCGGTCGCCCGCCGGCCCTCCCCGGCCCCCTCGGCGCTACGGGAAAACCCTCGGTTGGCCCTGCCGCCCCCGATGTGGGAGCCGTAGGGGGAATCAAATCATTGCGCTAACCCGTTGATTTCATTGCATTTTCTTCACCGCGGTCGCCAATGTTACCCCCAATGTTACCCCCAACTCGGTCAACCGTAACGGGCGTAACCTCAACCGTAACCGGCTCAGTTACTGTCAGTAACGGCGCATCCATCTCAATGATCTCAGCCTCAATCAAGCGTGCTTGCGCCTGGGCGAGCGCGTCGGTGATGGAGATGTTGCCGCTCACCTCAATCTGGCGCGGTGCTTCGGTCCAGCGCATCTGCGTCTTTGTCCACCAGATGAGCGACGCCACGTCGCCGGCCATCGCCTTCTGAAACAGCGTCTTGCCGATCCCGGCGTGAGCTTTAGCTCGGCCCTGTTCAAGGTTCTCCTTAAACCGCTCGCGCAAAGTCGAGACGCCAATCCCGCCGCGAATCAACGATGCGATGTGCGCTTCAGCAACGCCATAGCCAGCCATTGCCTCGACTTGCTTGCGCTCTTCGTCCGTTGGTTCAAAGCGGGGGCGACCCGCATTTTCCCTTGCACCACCGTGACGATTTTGTTGTTGCTGACTTTCAACTTCCATTCGATGCTAACTCATTGAATGTTATAGAGTTTTCTTGAAGTATTGCTTGATTGCCTGTGTAATCTTGCCAGCGCTTTACTATCACGTCGCAATACTTTGGGTCAAGCTCCATTGCTAGGCATTTCAACCCCAAGCGCTCAGACACAACTACAGCAGTTCCGCTACCGCCAAACGGTTCATAAACACTATCTCCTGGCTTGCAATGATTTGAATAAGCCTTTTCATACAAGATTGCCGGCTTTTGTGTGGGGTGGTTGGTTTTTTCTTCTTTGCTTCCACCCATTATGTGGTTTGGTGGGGCGGCATCCCAAATTGTGGTTTGCTTTCGATCCCCAACCCAGCCGTGGTTAGCGCCCTTTCTGATTGCATACCAGCAGGGTTCATGTTTAAAGTGATAATCACTTCTCCCCATTACCATTACTGATTTATTCCAAATAATCTGCTGTTTTGGTTCTAAATTTGCTTTTCTTAGGCTTTCCATTACAACGTCTGTAAATGAAGACGCGTGCCAAACATAAGCAATATTTCCTTGAAACAAAACCCATACATCAGTCCAATCTGCTCTATCGTCGTTGGCGACAAGGTTTTGATTTCCCTTAGCCATTGCCTTTGATCCGAGAGCCTTATCCCTCCAAGATTGGTCAAGAACCACCCCATATGGTGGGTCAGTAACCATGACATTTGGCTTCTGCCCATCCATCAGCTTCTCAACCGCGTCAATCGACGTAGAATCGCCGCACATCAGTCGGTGCTGTCCAAGTATCCAAACGTCGCCCAATCGCGTTGTAGGCTCTTCTGGGGCCTCTGGAACGGCATCCTCATCCGTTAACCCAGGTTCAACCTCCAACGGCGTGAGCGCATTGATCTCATCGAGGGAGAAACCAGTCAAATCTAGGTCAAACCCTGCCTCACCCAGCTCCTTGAGTTCAAGGGCAAGCATTGAGTCATCCCAACCCGCGTTGAGAGCCAATTTGTTATCAGCCAGGACGTAGGCTCGCTTCTTTGCATCGCTCCACCCTCTAGCCACCATCACGGGTACTTCACGCATCCCCAGACGCTTCGCTGCCATCGTCCTGCCGTGACCGGCAATGATGCCCCCATCCTCATCTACCAGCACTGGGGTAGTCCAACCCCACTCGCGGATCGAAGCAGCGATCTGCCCTACCTGCTCATCCGAATGCGTCCTGGCATTTCTCGCGTAGGGGATCAGTTTTTCAATCGCCCATTTTTCAATTTTTTCTGCTGGATCGGCCATCTTTCAATTTTCCCCTCAAGGTGAAACCTTAACGTACCTTTTCGCCCGCATCGTACCGTAACTACCGTAACTCCTATAGGAGGAGTTACGTTACGTTACGGTAAACTCGCCTTTGCCCCCCGTAACCAGTTACGGCTAGTTACGGTAAGTTACGGTAGTTACGGCATAACTTTTAGAATGAGTTTAGACCCCAATTCCCTCTCCTTAACCACCCAACCTTTCTCATGTCTGCCTATTATTGCAGCATCGGTTAGGTCCCTGATGATCATCCCAGGCTTGGCCGAAGCTTTGAGGTGCTGATCAACCGAGGTGGCTTTGATGCCTTGCTCAAGCAAGAACGTCTTAAACGCCCCCCTGCTAATGTATGGCATCTCGTCCAACACTTCCGCACCACCAACGAACCAAGCCCGCTCTAAATTGGTTTTGTGCTCATCCAGCTTAGTGGCTTTGGGTGTCGGCATCCGTAGATCGCCTTCTTGGAACATCTCAAACACCGCGCCAAGCAGCGGCAACCCATCCTCATCCTGCCAACCTAGGTCTACAGGGCTTAAACAACCAAACAAATCTGCCGGCTCTGGCGCATCCTTTTGCTTAGTGCAAGACACGATTACCTCGTGGTTCTTGCCGTGAACCAAAATACTTGCGTCTAATGCCCCGCGCCACGCGCTAGAACCTCGCGCACGTTGTTTTGCCTCACTGTTGTGCCCAAGGTGATGCACAAGCATTGTCGTGGCACTGAGGGCCATTGAGACCACGTTACAGGCATTGATCATCGCTCGCGTGTCTTTGGCGCTGTTCTCATCCCCGCTCATATGATTGTTAAGCGTGTCGATGTTGACCAGTACAACTGGTTCTGGCGTCAGCGCCCGGACTGCCGAGATAACCTGCGCTGCTGCGCCTGGGGCGTCCATATCCAGCGCCTTGTTGCTGATCAACAGGTTGTCCAGACTTGTTACGTTGTTGCGCTTACACCAACTGGCTATGCGTTGCCGCATCCCATAGTTACCCTCACCGGCCAGATACACAACGATCCCCGGCTTGGTTTTAATACCGTGCCACGGTATGCCGCTAGCTATGCAGCAAGCCATGTCTAAGGCAACGAACGTCTTGCCTACTCCAGACTCGCCATACATCATTGTTGTGGCGTATGCAGGAAGCCACCCCTTCACAATCCACGGGACGGGGCTTGGTTGGCCCAAGAACGAGGTTGCACGAGTCAGGAAGTAGTCGCGTGTCTCCTCTTGTGTAAAAAGCGTGTCAAGGGCCGCAGAACCGAGCGCGTTGCTGGCCGCAACATCTGCGTCTGGTTCGTACCTCGTGACGGACCTTGCGATTTGCTTGATCTCGCTGCTTGGCAGTGGGATCTCGCACCGTGTCTCATTTGCCACACTAATCGCGGCCAGGATCTCAGCTTCAGTCATCCCAAACGAGCGCATCGCCCCGGCGAGGCTAGTCAAGCCATCGTTACGGTTGCCTTGAATCAGATCGCCGTTGGTTGTGGGTACAACTTTGCGCTGGCCTAACAGCGGCAACCACGGTCCTGGGATAGTGCTTGGCGCCACCCCATCCAACGGATCGCTAGACGCTTCCCATTCGTATGCCCTATTTTCAATAGTAGATGGGTAAGCGATGTAGTAGCGCCCATCTGATAGCAAGTCGATGCCCTCGCCCAGCTTGCAGGAGCGGATACCTTCCTGATGCCGTGCGATGTAGTGCTGCCCACCACCTGCGGTGAGCGCCATAGCACCGTCTGGCATAGGCCCGTGCTGCTCTAACCACTGCTGCCAACTGACATCCCCACCGTTGCGTGGGTCAATGTCAAACACAACGATACCGCTGGTGCTGCCGCAAGCAATACCAATGTTGAACTCTGGGTTCTGAGTCCACCAGCGCCGGATCTGGTCTTCATTGATGGTTGCATCGTTAACCCCGTGGGCGGTTGCAGGAACCTTGCCGTTAGGCACTACTGGTAACACTCGCCAGCCCCACGAGGCGTAGGTTAGGGCGGCTTCAATCTTGCTCTCTACTCGATTGGTTACGGTTGGTTCAATCTTGTTCATGGTCTGCACGTAACTTGCCCTCGGTCTTAACTTCGATCTCGTACTGTCGCGCCATCGGCGGGCGTTCGCCCCACCTGTAGATGACCTGCGGCCATATCCCAAGCGCATCGGCGAGCTTTTTCAGCCCGCCAAAGTGCTTGATCGCTTCCTCTGTTGTCACTTTTTCTCCTTGGGTTGAAACTTTGTGTTGACACTCTAAAGTTAAACGGGTAAAGTAGCAACAACTGCACGAACCGATGGCCGGACGGTGCGGCAACACAGAGGTGACCGAGATGAACGCAACAACAGAAAAAACGGTACGCAGCGCAAGCCAGTGGATCAAAATCACCCGCGACAACCAACAGCGCAAATTCACGTTCGCACGTGGTTACGCTGGCAAGTACCAAGCGCACGAAATCCACAGCCTGTCGTTTAAGTGG